GAAAGTATTTTACCCGGATTAAGATGGTCGCTAGCAGTTCCACCACCCGGCGATTGAAAGTTCCATTTACCGAGTCCATTGCCGGTCTTAGCAGAACCATCTAATTGCTTAGCAACACCTGCACCCGCAGCTTGTTTTGTGTAACGTATCACACTAAGCATGCCATCGACAAAGTAAGCGACAGGTTCGTTAGACACGACTTCATATCGCCCTATAGTCTCAACAGGAATTGTCGATACGGTAACGTTATAACTCACATCCTGCGCATACGCTAGCGTTAGTCCGCCAGCTCTGATTTTAGCATTTGCACCAGTTACAAAAGACGGTTTAAGACCTGCCATGATACACTCCTTTTGGGGTCACGGTTCCCCTTTACCTAATTATTTTTTTAGACCTTAAGTTATTTAAAGCCCAGATAATAGTATATCATAGTTGCACTTAGATCGCTTTGATAGGTAATATCGACCTATAACGGGTGTTTTTCAAATAAAAAACCCACCAGTTTTATGCTGGTGGGTTACTTTTGTCTATATTCTGAACTTACGCTGCCGCTTTAACACGTTCGAGCGTGATAGTAGCAAGTACGAAGTCGATACCTTCAACAAGTTTGACAGTAACATCGATGTATATGATGTTGCCCACTATCCTGACGACAAGTCCCTTGAAACCATTAGGTGCATCTGGTGTACTAACTGTGATACCCTGTGCTAGATATGTAGCTAGGATAGTCTCAGATGTAGACTTGACTTCTTCTGCTTTAACCGTGTTTTTAGCTCCGACATAGATACTTTCAAGTTGATTTCTAAAGTCATAGGCAAGAACATCGGCTGCGTACAAGACGTTTCCTCTGTTATATACCCAGTTGGCATCTCTGTTGTACGTAGTATTGTCGACTACGACACGGAAACCGCCACTCTGTGGGTTTTCAACAAAAGTAACACCAGACTGAATGGCATCATCGTACTGTGTATCAGGATCGAAATCTTGGACGATATCAGATTCCGGCGTGACCATGGGTTGTGCAGTATGACGAATACCGGTGCAGTTGAGATACTTGAACGTCATCGGTGTTCCAACTGGAGCACCTGATCTAGCGCCGCCAAAGAGAACAGCAAGAGCCCACGGAAGGAACCACTTGAGATTGTTACTTGCGTCGTTTTGCTTGATGTCCTGGATCATCAGTTGTATCCTAGCGTCAGCTAATGTGGCAGACTGAAGTTTGCAGTTCGCGTACGTGTCCTTCATGGACAGATATCCTTGACGCTCTGAACGTTTCTTAGTAGTTGATGTGAAGCTCAGATGATTCTTAACGGCTTGATGGATACTAGTAATGGTATATGTCGAACTCGTGTCCGTGAGACTGTCGCTGACGTCGGCTGTAGCATCTCGTGAGAACAGCGGGATAACGGCATTTACGCGAAACTTAGTTAAAGCAGTCAATGCGTTAGCGATATCTGCATTCACTGTGCCGCCTTTAGCTCCGCTACCGAGTGCTGTTTCAACTTTAACATTAGGTAGTCCACAGTATGAGTTCGCTCCGACAGTCAATGAAGCAATCTGAGATGAAACAAACATCTGCTGGACTTCATAGGCATCTTTTTTAACCCGGGCTGGTTTCCAACTACTAGCACCGAGTGCTCCGATGTCGGATTCACGATCTAAGACACTTAAAGAAAGAGAGTTAAACTCTGGACTTCCGACTTCTGCTGACCATCCACTATGTAGATTAATCGCATCGATCAGATTTTTAATAGTCGGATAATCGATCTTGTTGAAGGTTGCAACCGTTGAGCCATCGACTTTTAACAGTATCGCTGCGCTAGTCACACTCATTGTAGCTGTAGTCCCAGAACCTGAGTATCCAACCTTCAACACGATATGTCCACCAAGAGAACCTGTCTCGACTAACAGATCACGCGTGTTATTGAGTTGTAAGGAGCCAGAGGCTTCAGTAGCGGGTATATAGAATCCTTGAGCGATGTTAGCACTAGCAAGAGGAGTGCCCGTACCATCGATAAGTTCGATCGATCTACTATGTCCTAACTGATGTGTGTCAACAGCGGGTGAATCAGATTCGCCGTTCATCTTGATAAGTAATGTTGCAGCTGAATCTGTTCCACCGACCGTAAAGTGAATCGGTGCGGTGAGTATCGCAACGTCACTCCAGTTAGACGGATTAGCTAGAGCAGAAACTAGCGTTATTTTAGTTATGATCGTAGCCTGTGCATTGCTTGGAAACGTAAATGTGTAGAGTTTACTACCGTCAACATGCATCGAGAATGTAGAACTGTTAGCGAACGGTCCGACTGTCAGATTAACTGCAGATGACGATAACGCTTGCGCAGTAACTTCAGGAGTCACTGCATTTTTATAGGTGACAAGATTTCCGCCGACGCCGTACTCTATAGCTTTTACAGTACCCCAAGAATTATCAAGAACCATCGAAGCTCTCGAAGCGGAGTTAGTCTTGTAGATATACAATGCCTGAGCACCTGATGGGATCGCTCCGTCGCTCGCTGGGGCGAACGCAAACTGAGCCGCGTCAACAAGCGGTCCTGACTTATATTTAGCAATGATGTCGGACATCTGATCTGGTCCAAACACATTCTGACTGATGTTAGCTTCTTCATCTCCAGGTTTACCTGCATCTGCTTCACCGATCAAGGCGACGATACCGGTAACTCCCAGCGGAAAAGCACCACTGAGGTCGATCTGCGTCTTAGAGTACGCTCCTGGTTTCCAGATTGTCGCTGCGTTGAAAGAAACACTAATCGACATGTTATCTCTCCTTTTATATCAAGTTTACTATCTTATCCACGTAAAACGTACCTCTCTTTAAGATACGGATTATTTTAACTAAAAACAACCGCGCAAGTAGCAGTATATACAACAACTTATATTATATCACCCCGTTACGGTTGAGTTGATATAGTTCATGGGTCCGCTCTAGCTGCCCCCATATCAACTGTTACTTCTCCTTCTTCATCACTAGATGAACTAACTTGTACTTCAAGTATAGCGTCATCGATCTTCTTTAATCTATCGCCTCTAAAAGTATCCTGCGTAGTGCATCTAAAACGTATCCAGCGCGTCCATATGTTATCAGCCATGTACTTACTTTCTTTATTGTAGTCAGAAGCGCTGAAAGTATGTAGTTGGACGCCAAGTTTTTCCGCTAATATCTTATGCTTAAAAAGAATTTCTTTTATAATATAGAACAACCACAGCACTTCATTCTTGTCTTTACTAGCATGTATCCCAAAATCAAGATTAACAGTGAATACGCCAACTTTTATCTCGCTGCCATCAGGATCATCTTCCGTCTCTAGGTTTCCGAAGTAGTCTCCGACAGCCGCTTTCTGCTCATCTTCTGTCTCTATGGCTAGATGCACACTAACACAGGGAATGCGATCTACGTTGAATCCCCATGCTTGAACTATGGGTATCTTAGTATCTGAGAACCATGTCCACATTCCGTCAACATAGCTTTCACCATAACCTGTTTCTATCTCAGGTTCACTAAACTGATCGAATAGTTCATAGAACGCCAATTTATCATTGCGCAGACTCTCTATACCTATCTGTAATACTCTCTGCATCACTACTTCGGGCATCACGACGCTCATGCTTATACCTCTCCGTAGCGACGTACTATGTCATCGACAGATCGTCTGATGTCGTCCATTATATGCATATTGATGTCGTGCATGATCTTTGTCATGTCGCGGTTGACTCCAGGATGCTTCCATGACGAACTTCCCTGCTTGCTAGAAATTGTCTTTATATTATGCAGACTCGCCATTCTTGTTTCATTCTTCTTACTCAACCACTCCTGACGGCGCTGCTTGAGAGTATCTGTATTGTTCTTGTCAAGCGCTTGCTGTGCTTCGAATATACTGATATACGCGTCTCTCTTCTCTGATTGACCGCGGGCGGCGATAGGAATTCTTTTATACGAAGAACCGTCTTTAGCGGTATATGCTTCTTTTAATAGTTTAGGCATCATCGGGAACGGTGGCGTAGAAAAATCTGCTGTTCCGTTAGATGTAGTTATCTGCTGATAGTCTTCAATTCTTTCCATGACAATAGAGTCACGAATGTTATCTATTCCTAGATACTCACCTATATTGATCGCGTCCTGTGTTCTAGACTCTACGATATCTGCTATAGCAAGATCGATATCATTTTTGGCTCTAGAACAGATATCTCTTATCGCCTCTTCTGAGATCCCCTGATTTCTCAGCATGCTAGTTAGTCTATCTATCTCCGCACTCACGTTGATCATGCTACTTAGTCGCTTTCTTTATGACGTTCGCTCGCATATCGTGCAAGAAGTTTTCTCTGTCCATATCAGACCAGTCAGTGCTGAACATGATTCTTATAACGCCGTTGGGTAATATTTCTATCCGAGGTTTACTGAGATAGCAGTAATCACTCTCCAATAATTTTCTAGGATGTAGCGGATTAGCAGAGTATGCTTCGACTGTTGTCGGTCTATTTCTGAGTTCATCGATCTTCGACTGAAGTTGGATAAGTTTCTTCTCTATATCTTCTACAGTCTTACCTGATTCTTGGGTCAACAGATTATGTTTACTGGCGATCAGTCGCATATGATTTTCTAGACTATCGAATAATTTCATTATCCGACCTTCGACCTGTTGAAGATCTACAGCAACGCCCTGTCTGATCTGTTCGCGAATG